GACATTAAAGTTGTTTAGATCTGATGGAACCTATGATCAGGTAGCACAGTTTAATCGTTTAAGAAAACTTTCTTACGGTAAAACAGTCTACTGTTTTGATCTATCCAAAGCTACAGACAGATTTCCTATACAATTACAAGAAGTTTTACTTTCTGTATTGGTTGACAAAGAATTTGCCATGTTGTGAAAGAAACTTATGATTGAACCACAATTCTGGTATAAGGATAATCCTTACACTTGAAAAGTTGGACAGCCATTAGGAGCTTTCTCTTCATGAGCAATGTTCGCGTTGACTCATCATTTTGTAGTACAATATTGTTATTATAAGGCCTACAATAAAGTAGCTTATTTTAATAACTATTCTCTACTTGGTGACGATATAGGTATCTGAGATCCGAAAGTGGCTAATAAATACCAACAATTCATGTCAGACATTGGAGTAAAGATCAATTTGTCAAAGTCCATAGTTGGAAACAACAGTGGAGAATTTGCAAATAGACTTTTCTATCAAGGAATGAATATTTCAGGTTTCGGTTACAACATGTTAAAACAAGCTAATGCTAGTGTTAACGGTTGAATCAGATACTTAGAAATACTTGAATCTGAAGGATTTATTACTATTGGAAGGCTTATATTATTGCCCGGGAATAATGGTTTAGGACTTCCTAACCGCATTATATCCCAGCTTACATGATTATGAACATTAAGATCGACGCTTGCCCATAGTACAATTTTAGTATATGGTAACATTTGCCTTTCAAAATCAGATCTAATCAAATACATTGTAGATGAAAGACTGATTTTGCTCAATAATCAAGTAAACTCTTCGCTTAAATATACAGAACATCAATTTAACAAAGTTAAAAAGAGAATTCAAGATATATCTAAGTGTCAGGGTGTAGTAGTAAAAGCAGACTACTTGGACGTCAAATTCATCAATGACGAATTAATAAGCCATCCTATCGTACGTTATCAGAACGGGAGATTAGAACTCTTATTTGATAAGATCGAGTCTTTCAGTGAAATAGTACATAAAGGATATTTCGATTCATCGTATATTTTGGAGTTATCCTCATATACAGAATTAGAATATATTCCAAGTACGAAACTAGATAACTTCTATACTGATACAAATCTAAATGAGTTAAAGTCAACAATTAAGAATAGTGTACACTCACGATCTTTCGATAAATTGATGAAGTTTATGAAAGATGCTGAAATAGGAGGGGAATATTCCTGGCCACAGTAATGTGGTAGCTAACGCTGACTCCCTCTCGGGAG